GTCGGGTGATCGATTTACGGTTGATCCAGGCAATGTAACATGGATTGTAGAAAATGCAGTTATTTCGCACTTTAACACTGACCGTTGCTTTATTTATAACAAAGCATTTAAAGAGTTTGAAGAGCGAAGATTTAACAAAGTTGAACAAGAAAACAACAGTTTAGAATATCCATCAAGCCACCACCGCTTTGATTTAATTAGAAAGTGGGCAGACAAGCGAGGCATCTTCGCCTCTGGTGATGTTAAGACGCAATATATTAAGCTACAAGAAGAAGCTGGTGAACTAGCTAAAGCTATTCTTAAAGAAGACGACGTAGAGTTTGTCGATGCAATTGGTGACTGTGTAGTAGTCCTTACTAACCTTGCGCACCTCAATGGATATTCTATCGAAGAATGTATCGACGCTGCTTATACCCAAATATCAAACCGCAAAGGTAAGATGGAGAATGGCACATTTGTTAAAGAAACACCTGTAGAGGATTCAAACACTAATGCCTTTTCTAATTACCTAAAATCTAAAACCCAAACATTATGAAGATAG